GAAAGGAACCCCATTTCATACGTTCCAAGCGTATGGCAACCCGAAGTGCAAGCACGAATGGGATAAGAATACTTGCGTCAAGTGTAATCGCAAGCGTCCATTCCCCTTTCAGTTGGAGGGCATGAAATTCTTGGAAAAAGGACTCTCCATAGCAAAGGGAGTCGCATGCTTCGATGATATGGGATTGGGCAAGACGATACAGGCAGGTGGAACACTCAAGTTTCATCCTGAACTGTGGCCTACTCTATGGGTCGTGAAGTCTGGCATCAAGTATCAGACGTCAGATTTCATCATCAATTGGATGGGCGATGATTTCGTGCCACAGATTATCAACACGTCGAAAGATTGGTTGATACCCGGTCTGCGTAACTACATTATCAGCTACGATATGCTGGTAGCTAAGACGCGCACTCTGAAGAACGGGACTGTAGTAAACAGTGGGTTCGATATCACTCAATTCGACCGCGTGGGCATCAAGTGCGTAGTGCTAGATGAGTGTCAGCAGATTAAGAATGTTGACGCATCGCGCACACAGATGGTCCGGAAAGTGGTGAAGGATAGGAAGGTAATCCCACTCAGCGGGACGCCGTGGAACAATCGAGGTAGTGAATTGTTCCCCGCGCTTAACATGATGGACCCCATCAAGTTTCATTCAGCTGAGGGCTTCAAGCGTCAGTGGGTAGACACCTATTGGAGCGGCAATCAGTTGAAGGAAGGTGGAATTCGCAACGTAGCGAGGTTCAGGGAATACACGAAGGACATCATCATTCGCCGTGAGAGGTCTGTAGTCATGCCGGAACTACCTGCGACTAACAGGACGAAGCTGAACGTCACAATGGACGCGCAGCAGGAAGCGGCATATGATGAGGCCGTCGAGAACTTCATGCAATGGTTTGAGGACCATAAGCAGCAAGCTACAGGCATCCACATCCTAGCAGCGATGGCGCGCTTGCGTCAGTTAGTAGGGCTGGCGAAGATTCCGGCTACACTGGACTACGTAGACGAATTCGTCGAGGACACTGATAGAAAATTAATCGTATTCGCGCATCATGTGGATGTGCAGGCGATGCTGTATGACGCCATCGTGGAGAGATACAGCGACCAGTTTCCAATCTACCGCATCACGGCCGATACTAAGCCGGAGGAACGATACAATATTCAAGTGGCGTTCAACAAGGCGCCACGCGCTATCATCGTTGCCTCGCAGCTAGCGGCAGGTGAAGGGTTGAACCTTCAAACGTGCAGCGACATCGTCATGCACGAACGGCAATGGAATCCCGGCAAGGAACAGCAGTGTGAGGACCGTGTAGCACGCATTGGACAGGAATCCAAGCACATCAATGCAATCTACACGCACATGCAGGGACTCACGGCTATCGATGCTCAGTTGGATGCAATCGTCGAGGGAAAGCGGGTCAGCTTCCATAAGACGATGAATAACACTGAGATGCAGACATGGAGTGAGAACGCCATCGGCGTGGAGCTGGGCGCTGCTATCATCAAGGCTCATAAGGCCAAGAAAGCGGCGAGAAGTTAGTTCGCATGTAGTAGGTGCATACCTGGCGCCCGTCAATCCGTGGGCGCCAGGTTCACCGCTACATACTGGGATTAATTGAGCCGGGATTAGTTGGGCTGAGCTAGAGGAAAAGAGAGTAATTGTGGGCACACTCGGATGGGCTAACTGGTTGGGTATCATTATGCTCTACATCATCATCTACTACGGCACACGAAAGTCTGACTGATTGCAACATGTGCGCCTCAGTAGCCCAACTGGCAGAGGCAGCAGACTTAAAATCTGCAAAGTGTCAGTTCAAATCTGACCGGGCGCACCAACTAGAGGGAGAGAATGATATGGTCATGACTGTGAGAGAGCTGAAAGAAATCCTGAGTGCGTGTAATGACGACGCGATAATCATCGTGAAAAGCGATGACTACGGACTACAGCATGTGAAGGAACAGCAGGTATTCGCGGTTCCCGATGGCACGCGCGTTATCATCGACGTGGACTACTACGACTACGCTGAGGAGAACTAACATGAGAGTTAAGTGCAAGAGATGTGGAAAAGGAACTGGACCGGCGTTCGGACTGTGTGCCGAGTGTATCCAAAAGGAAGATGGAACGCGGAATCACTACATCGAATTCCGCGTGTATCTGAAGGATGACGCGAATATTGTCATTGTGCATCTCGTAGCCGAACAGCTTCGAGATATACTGACTGACGAAACTGACCCAGATGTGGGTCCGCCTGATACTTTCACGCAGGAAGTCACATACGAGGTAGTCAGAACTAACAACACGAGTCACTATTCCAGTCTCACGAATGAGGTGAAGTAGTATGAACTTCAATGCAGGCGACCTGATTGGACACGAGCTGGCGAAGATTCAGCTCACTGATGATGAGATTGTATTCACGCGCGCTGATGGGCGCGTGTTCAAAATGTATCACTCTCAGGACTGCTGCGAGAGTGTCTACATCAAGGAGATTGTGGGCGATGTCGCAGACTTGGTGGGAACACCAATTCTGGAGGCATACGAGGAGTCGAACCACACGGAAGAAGGATTCGATAGTGTTACGTGGACGTTCTACAAGATTGGAACTGTCCGTGGCACCGTCAACATCTCATGGCACGGAGAGTCTAACGGATACTACAGTGAATCAGTTGACTGGATGGAGGTGAAGTAATGATGGCACTGAATCGCGTCAATCGAATGGGCATGAAATACTACATCGAGGAACTCTACACGGGTGTAGGAGATTCCATCACCGGAACGCGCATCAAGTCACTCGATTTGGGTAAGGAGATTGTGGTGAAACACAGTATCCAGCGTATCAGTCAGGGCTGGTATAACTGGGTGATGGAAGGTGACAGCATTCAGAATGCATTCCCATTCTTGGATGCGTCAGAGAGAGAATTTCTCATGACTGGCATACTGGATGACGAATGGAATGACATGTGGAAGGACCGGACTACGGGGAAGGAGAATCTGTGAGCACACTATACATCATGCGCGACCATGCATACACCGTATACTACTACGGTTCAGTGATGGTCATTCACTACAATCTCATCGTGGGAGATGAGCCTGGAATGGAGTTTCACACTCATCAGCTCGTGACTCAGGAATACAAGGAAGAAAATAACCGCATCATGTGGGAGAAGTGGTAATGACTGACAAGACGACCGAATTCAAGCAGATGGAGATGTTGGTAGAAGCGGTAACTACGCTCACCAACAATCAGTTCGAGTTGCTCGCTACCATCAGGACATGTGGTGAGCGTATCAACATCCTCGTGGAACGTGTAGACATTCACCTACACCTCATCGATGACCTGAAGGCACGTATCGATGTGTTGGAGCAGCAGGCTGATAAGATTGAGGCCATTCAGACCTACTCTGATGATGACCGCGCATCCGACCGTATGCTAGGACGTGTGTCTAGCATGTTGCGTCACAAGCATAACGATTCATAAAGATTGGTCCTGTCCCTTACAGTGACCAGTGCGGGCACCATCCTAAGCCTGCGGTAAAATTAGGATTCAGTTTGTGAGTTCTGAATAAAAACTCACAGCTCTTTCTAGCCCCTTTCACAGCTACAGAGTGAGGGGCGAGATGGCGCTACTACACTAACGGAGTAACTAGATGATGACTGAGATGAAGCCTTTACGACCACTCGACTCTGGAGTAGTGCTCATCGTGGGCACGAAAGCAAGTAACTTCGACTACACACTGAGGAATCACCCACGCATTATCATGTGGGAGAGTCAGCAGGAACACTGGACGAATAAGGATATGCCGTCCAATACGCGGGCGGTATTCATGACCCGCTTCATTGGGCACTCGATGTTCAATAAGATTCAGACTGAAGCGAAGAAACGTCACATCACCATATTCAATCCCACCGGAACTGGGATGATTGTCAAGCAGGTGCGTGAACTACTGAATATCACTCCGTCATTCACGCACGAATCAACTGAAGTAACGACTAACAAGGAGACTACTGTGGCTACATTTGGAACTAAGAGTGTCCTGCACGTTCTGATTCCATTCATGGATTTCACACTCACGAATGCTGAGAACGCGCGGAGACTCATCATCAAGGCGGCGGAACTGAACATCAGCACTACGCTGGATTCACTCAACCAGTATGTGTATGTTCAGCGTAAGAAGGCTGGTATTCCTTCAGTCGTATCTCGCAAGAAGTCCGAACCAAAGCCTGTAGTAGTGAAGGCTCAGGTAGTTGAGAGTGTGGATGTCAGTGTGGAGATACTGGATGGACTCATCAAGGGATTGCAGGACATGCGCGCTTTCTTCGTGGCAACGGTGAATGAGAACAACGAATTGAGAGCGCGTGTGGACAAGTTCAAGAAAGCATTGGAAGGAATCTGATGTCACACTATCACATCGACATTGCAGTCAATAGGGAGGACATCGATGTCATTCAGAATGAGTTTCATGAATATCTGGAGAAGGCTGGTGTCGTTCACCTCATCATCGTGTCAGAGAATGATGAGGAGCCATCGGATGAGTTGAAGTCAGTCATTAGTGACTTGTTTCAACAATTCATCAACACTATCGGTCGCGGTAACTTCGACCGGGTTAACTAGACTCAGATGAGACAACTATACTTGATTAGAGGATTACCGGGTTCAGGTAAATCCACACTGGCCCAACAGATAGCCGACGAGTCATTCGAGGCTGATAGATATTTCATGGTGGGAGGTGAATACAAGTTCGATATCTCCCATCTACAGGATGCGCATCACTGGTGTCAGGCTCAGGTAGGCGCAGCGATGCAGAGAGGCGTGAGAGTCATAGCGGTATCGAACACATTTGTGAGAAGGTGGGAGATGCTGGCATACATCAATATGGCTAAGCACCACGGATACGCGGTTACGGAGATGACTATGAGTGGACCGATATACGGAACTGTGCATGGCGTTCCGGATGAAAAGGTAGAAGTGATGCGCGCTAGGTGGGAGAAGTAATGATGTTCTATCATGTCTCAATCGCGTGTGTGGATGGCGAAACCGAATACTCCATGCGCGCTACTGACAAGATGCGAATACTGACGTTCCTAGAGGAAAACGACCACGAGGGTTCATCAATCTCCCTTAACGTAGAGGAGTATCTACCTAATGGCACCTACTTCTCCATCGCTATCCTGTATGGCGAAGATGTTTACCACACACTGAGGGAGAAATAGATGGTAGATATTATTCCGACGCCGAAGAAGAACGTCATCATGGATGCGACGACTCTGAGTAGTCTCATGTCATGTGCGCGTTACTTCGATATCCGTCATAATCACCGACTCGTCCCAGCGAAGGGTAAGTCCAACTCATTAGAGGTGGGTTCACTCATCCACAAAGTATTGGAGGTGTATTACAAGCATCAGATTAACGGATTCAAGCGCGAGCTGAGTATCGGACAGGGTATGGCTGCCGGCATGCTGTATGTCACCGGATGTCCATACTGTGCGAATCATGTTGATGCGGACTCTAAGCCTTCATGTGGACATGACGCAGAGGAATATCCCGGTGTCATGAATACACCTGAGAATAGTGAGAAGTGGAGTGTTGGATGGCGCTTCGCACTCAAGACATGTGAGGAATACTTCGAGTTCTACAAGAATGATTCCTTCATTCCCCTCGCATGCGAAGATGTGAGAGGTAAAATTCTATACGAAGATGATGAGTTGAGAGTGTTGTGGAAGGCAAAGTTTGACCTCATCATCGACACGAATCAAATCGGAATCCTGTCGATGGACCATAAGACATTCAAGCAGCGTCGGGACAAGAGCACGCTGAGTAATCAATTTCTCGGTCACTGTCACCTGTTGGGGAGCAGGAACGTGATGGTCAATAAGATTGGATTGCAGTCCACACTGAAGCTCAACGAGAGACTGGTGAGGGAACCTGTCTCATTCTCTGCTGATAGATTAATCGAGTGGCAGTCTGAAATCCTGCCATACTACGCTTACAAGTATGTCCAATACATGGAGACTGGCTACTGGCCTCCTGACTATACACACTGTGACAACATGTTCGGTTCCTGTGCATATAAGCAGGTATGCGAGGGAGATAGGGGGATGCGAGAGGAAATCCTTCAGAACGAATATGTGAAGGCTCCTGTGTGGGACCCAACGAATAAGGGGGATGACTGATGCTGTATAAGGACGAGTTACTATTCATCGTGGAGAACTGGAAGGTAGAACAGGTGATTCAGTATATCCATAAGCTCGAAGCGCGTGTCGCAGCCGAGAAGGAATTGATACATGAATTGAAGATGCTCAAGAGGAAGATGACACGCGCTCATCGGGTAGTGGACACTGGCGATAGAGGGGGCAAGTAATGGCTGATATGAGCGGCGTGAACTTCGATGCACTCTACTGTATGTTCAAGGGAGAGCCGGGTCTACGTAAGTCTACTCAAGCTCTCTCATTTCCCGGACCTCAATACTGGTTCAGTTGGGATAGGAAGATGAATGGTATCTATCTTCCCATGAAGAAGTGGGGGATTGACCCCAAATCCATCTCATACGATGACTATGATGACTGGAATAAGGCGAAAGCTAAGTTGGAGTCATTGCAGGTGAACTGTCCCTACAAGACGCTGGTGTTCGATTCACTCACATCAATGGCGGATATGACTCTGCGTCAGACCACTCAGTTGAAGTATGGCATCACTCGTAAGTCAGGTGCTACTGCCGGGAAACTAGTAGGTGGCATCGCAGTCAATGAGATTGAGGACTACAACGCTGAGAGTGCAGCGTTACAGGAACTCATCGCATTATCCAAGGATATTCACAAGTTTCATAATGTGAATGTCATCCTCATCGCTCACGTTGTGCAGGCGGAGTATCGCAACACAACTACCGGACAGACTCACGTGTCACGTTCAATAGTAACTGCCGGTAAGAAGGTGGCGGCTAAGATTCCTGCGTATTGTGGTGAAGTGTATCACTTCAATATCGATCAGGGATTCGTTGAAGGACAAGGAGGTAAATACACCGTATTAACGGAACATACTGGTGATGACTTCGCGCGCTCGGGATTAGGACTTCCCACGAAGATTGAATTCGGAGATAAGCCGCTGTATTCAACGTGGATTCAACCCGCCATCACCAAACTCATGACAGATCCATCGAAAGCTCTAACAACATTCTAGGAGTAGCCAAATGTCAGATGTCCTGACACTACCCCCAGATAGCAACGACGACAACGCACGGAAACGGAAAAGAGACACAATGCCTATCATCGAATTCTCGGACAAGGACTTGCTTCAGGGTAAGGTTGTGGAGCCTGCATGGTATCTCATGCAGATTCGCAGCGTAGGTGAGGCTCCATCGAAGGATGGAGGTTCCACCAACTATCCCGTGGAAGGTGTCATCATCAAGAACTCAGACACCGGAGGGGAAGCGGAACAGGGTGTTCCCATCGTCTGGAATTTCAACTCCAAGGCGATTGGTTTCGCTGTCGGTTTCCTCAAGGCGTTCGGGGTTGATGTTTCTTCAGGTAAGAGGTTTGAACTGAAGATGGCCGAGGGCAAGCAGCTTGAGGTGTTCGTGGAGAATGACCAGTGGCAGGGACGCATGGTCAACCGCGTAAACCACAAGTATCGCCCGGCGAGGTAACACACATATGGCCCCATCATTCATTCCGAGTGGTGGGGCCATTCTAGTGGACAGGAGCAGGCTATGTATCAGTTCAGATGTCAGGAAGATGGTGAGGAGATTCAGCTTGAACTCCCGCTTGAGGTGCCTCCATCGGTGGAGGAAGATGAGGATGAAGTTGACGATGATGACATCGACATCGAGGACGACGATGACGATGACGACTTCGAGGACGATGATGTCGCCATCGAGGATGACGAGCCTGACGAGGTGAAGCTGTAATTCACTAGAGTGACATTCATTGCGCGTACTTCAATAGTTGCTGGGTGGTGACAAGCGAGTGCGCGTAGTGACAGGGGGCTACACGAATGCCACAATTGGGTGGTTCACCGTGTAGTCCCCGCCTTCTGACCTGTGCGTGTATTACGAGGTGAAAAGAGTGACTGAGACGAATAAGATCGTGGGACGTATCATCAAGGTGAGTAAGGGTGGATGGGGCTTTATTTCATCCCGAGATATTGAATTCACCCGTATCTTCTTTCATTGGAGTGCTCTCAAACAAGACACACTGAACTTCAAAGAGTTGGAAGTAGGTATGTGGGTTGAATTCATTCCTACTCAAGTGGAGGGGCGTGGATACCGGGCGATTCAGGTGAAGGTGATTCCAAAGGTGAAGCATGAAATGTCCACATTGCTCGAATCAGGACTCGCGACTGATGGATCCGGTGACAATCAAGATCCAGTTCTGTAGAGTATGCTCGAAGATGTTCAAGTGGGAGGAAGATGATGCCGAGCGAATTCCTGAAGGTAAAAGGAATTGTGGAAGTGTTAAAGAAATACTTCCCTGAATTGAATGACGAACGCGCGGTCTACATCGCCTACGATATTCTATTCGCATTAGTGCGACTGGAGCATGAGAATCTTGAGTCCTGAGAAGAAATACGTAGGCGGATACGGTCCTATAGGGGCCAAACTGATGGTGATTGGCGAAGCTCCATCACATGAGGATACCATCGCGGGTAAACCATTCATGGGGTCTGCGGGGAGGGAACTATCTAGGATGCTACAGGACGCTGGTGTAAACATCAGTGATGTGTGGCTGACGAATGTGTGTAAATACATGGTGCCCGGTAACATAGGACTGAAGAAGATTCCCTTCCCTACTAGAGCTAGAGAAGTAGGCATCGATATGGACGCACAACTGAATGAATTGAGGACTGAAATTGGAGAAATCAAACCGAACTGTATACTCGCTCTCGGTAGCACTACTCTGTGGGCGCTTTCTGGGAAAACCAAAATTGCTAAACACAGAGGTTCTATCATGTGGGGTATGGGTACGAAGTTTGTACCTACCTATCATCCCGCGCATCTTCTATCTGGAGGGGCGAGTGGAGAAATTAAGGGTTATTACAATCGACAAGTAATGATCTTCGATATGAAACGCGCGCATGAGGAATCGAATAGCCGCGAGTTAACTCTACCTAGTCGGTTACTTCAGATTGCATCGAACTCTGGCGACCTGTATGCATTCCTTGAGAGATACAAGGACTGTGAGAAGGTGAGCGTGGACATCGAAGCGGGGGGTCATTGTCTCCCCGTATGCATCGGACTGTCATTCAATAAGAATCACGGGATGACAATTCCCTTGTGGAATAAGGATGGTGTGAGTCATATCCCCGATTCGGATATGGTGACACTGTGGCGCATGTTAGCGAAGATTCTATGGGAGAAGAAAATTGTTGGACAGAATTTCAATTACGATCGAGATAAGCTCCGACGACTTGGATTTGCAATCAGAGGAATACATTCGGACACTCTGCTCAAAGCCTTCGCAATCAACCCTGAACTGCCTAAAGGACTTGCTTTCCTCACTAGCATATACACCAGAGAACCCTACTATAAGGACGAGGGTATGTATGAGGGGTCGTTCCGCGACCTATTCATGGGATGCGCTCGTGACTCGTGTGTCACGTATGAAATAAACGAGGCAATGGACGCGGACTTAGACGAATTGAATGTCAGAAAGTTCTATGAGAACTTCCTCATGAAACTGCCTGACATGTATGCCGAGATAGAGAGGAACGGATTCTTCATCGACTTCGCTAAACGTGATCTACTCATCGACAAGTATGTCGAGTGGGATGAGAGACTACGCTTCGAGATGTATCAACTCGCGGGCATCGATGTCAATGTGAACTCTCCACTTCAGGTTCATTCACTTCTATTCGATCATTGGAAGTTACCTCGCAGAGAAGGAGTCGGCGAGGAAGAATTGTCAGCACTACTGAATGTGCAGGGGAAGGGTGTGCATGTTCAGGAGTATCGAGATTGGATTGAGAAGTGCTTAGAGCGGCGTCGTGTTAGAAAGACTATTACGACGTATCTCGGAGCCATACCCGATTACGATGGGAAGATGCGCACTACTTGCTTCATGTGTCTTGAGACAGGTAGGACATCAACAGGACAGCAGAATCCTCCCATACGTCCATTGGTAGATGTTGGCGGACAGGGCAAGAAGTCCGATATGAAGCCGATGGGCACCGCATTTCAGGTGTTCACGAAGCACGGAGATATTGGGGCTGACGTGAGAGGGATGTATATTCCCGGCCCTAAGGAAGTATTAGTCCAACTTGATAGTAGTCAGGCCGAAGCGCGCGTAGTGTTCAACCTGGCGGGGGACGAACAGGCATTAAAGGACATAGATGAACATGACTACCACGCTCTTACTGCTACTTGGTTCTTCGGTGG